CTCTATTCTCATCAAAAAATGCTTCAAAAGGGTAATTATTCTCAAATGTGCGTGTCAATTCGGCGAACAAAGTTGGTGAATGTAAGTAAGATTCGATCTGCATAGAACGCATCTTACCTACCATGGCTTCATAAGTGTCTTCTGTAGTTGTATCAATCCATTGTAAAGTATTCATTATCGTGTCCAAGGATAAACAACCCACATATCGTCCCAAACGTGGGTGCATCCTAAAATGTCTCTTAACATACGTCAATTTGTCGAAATCTTGTGTCGCTTTTGTAATTTTACTCTTATCTCCATTCGTACAATCCATTCCCAAAGATTCAGTTACCTGTCTAATAGTTAACAAATTAAAATAAGGAGCTAATTTATCATCAGCTCCAAAAATTTTATCATCTCCTGTTACAAAATCAACTACAGCATGTACATCATCTACACACGGGTTTGGTTTGTATCTATATATAACCAAAGCTGTCAAGCATTTATTTAATAAACAATTTAACAACAAAGTCAACCAAGTTCCCGAAGGTAATCCATGCGTCGTAGCCATAATTTCGTCATTTACCAATACAAAAGAAGTCGCTATAGTGTTAGATAACCACTCTATCATAAATGGATAATCTCCTTGGTAAAATTCTGATAACACTTCCATTATAGCAATAATAAATACTGCCAATATAGTGCCATCCCATTTACCAAAATCCGCATCTCCTGTAATCTTGCACAATTTTAATTTCTTAGCTAACTTATCTGCGTCAAGGTAAGGGTTGAATCCTACGCTAATACCTGTTTCCATTCGCGTGTTCTTAAAATGTTTTAACAATTGACCAAATATTTTCTTAGTCCACCATATGTGTCCTAAGGGCATAACCCTAAAAGTACGCGGCTCTCCTACTTTAGTCGATTTTCGTAATTCATCCTTAAATGTCTCTCTACACATAAAATCATTATAGTCGTAATTTCCTACTCTAGCGTTCTCTAACACTCTATTTATCAATTGATATGCTTCTGGTCTTATTTCCTTGTTAACAAAATCAAAGTAGGCTTCTTTATCTTTCAAACATCCATAACCATTACTCGAATCTTTGTTTAACGCTGGTACATATTCTCCCCCAAAAGCTACTTCTTTATCTTCTAAATCAGTAAAAGGGATCATAACAGTACGTAAATAACTCTTAATAAATTGTATTTCATCATCGGTTACTCTTCCTTGTTTCATAAAAGTTTTGCGTGATAACATTTTAAGCGTTTGAGCGGGTGTACCTTTTGAATGAAAATTTGGTGGTGCTTTCTCATCAATTTTGTCAATCGGTGTTTCGGTAAATAAGTGTGGTCTTTC